CTTCTCACAGACTGCATTCGATGATAACTCTGCTGTAATTCTTGCACCAGAGGCATTCACTGTTTATCGTTCACCACAGGCATATATGTCTGTTAACGTGGTATCGAATTTGCAAGTACAAATTGCTATCTACGGATTTATGGCTTACATTCCAAAAATGACTGGCGGAATCTACAGCTTCAAAAAGACCTGATAAAACCCGTTAATCAATAAGTAATCCCCTGGGGTTTAGTAGCCCTAGCCCTGGGGGAGTTTTTTAAGAGAGGAATACAATGGCCGCTGTTTATGTAACCCAGCAAGAGTTGCGCACAAATTTGGGAATTGGCACTTTGTATTCTGACTCAACAGTTGAAGAATGCTGCCAATCGGCAGAGGATTTACTCAATCAATATCTTTGGTTTAACACTGTCCCAGTAGTAGGCACAGCATTACAAGATAACGTGGCAACACTTATGCTTGCTAATCCAAACGCATTTGCTGCGACACAATCAATAGTGGTAAGTGGCTGCGGTGCCACCTTTAACGGCACGCACACAATCACTGGCACAATTCCACCGACATCTGGCACCACTAGCCTTATCCCAGTATTTATGTATAACTACGGCCAAGTTAATTTCCCTAATGGCTATTCATTTGTGCAGTATGCAAAAACAGCTGCAAACCAAACATTTCACAAAGTATTACCTTATGGCGTGGCTACAGGCCCAGACCACAAGACCCAATCTTATGCGACAACCCCAGCAATACGTGAGGCTGCGATGATCGTAGCTGTAGACATCTGGCAGGCTAGACAAGTTAGCCAGACTGGTGGGGTCGGTATGGATGGGATCTCTGCCAGCCCTTATCGGATGGGTTATCAGCTGATTAACCGAGTGCGTGGTCTCATCCAGCCGTATTCAAGTCCAGCATCTTTGGTGGGCTAATGCCAGCAGCAATTACCACATTACGTGGCACATTAGCGACAGACCTAGCCAATGCAGGCGTGTGGTCTACCTTTGCCTACCCGCCAAGTACACTGCTTGCAAATAGTGTAAATATTTTACCTTCAGATCCTTACATAGTACCGAGCAATAATGAGCAAACAGGCTTGGCACCTTTAGCCAATTTTAAGATTTTAATAACTGCACCTGCATTTGATAATCAAGGCAACTTGGCAGGTATAGAAACCTTTATTGTAGCAGTAGTAAATAAGTTAGCAGCATCATCCCTGGTGCTAAACATATCAAGTGTCTCCGCTCCAGCTATAACTAATGCAGCTAGTGGAGATTTATTAACGTCAGAAATAACAGTATCAATCCTAACGAGCTGGAGTTAAAATGAGTACACAATCAGAAGACTTAGCCTTCTTAATTAAGACAGGCCAAATTAAAGATGCACCAAAACCAACCGCAACTAAGAAAGACGAGGAATAACAGTGGCCATATATCTCAATAATAACGTAGGGGTGAAGTTGGCTACCGCCGCTGCACCTACAACACCTTCAGTGGACATCAGCGCCTACGTAACATCTGCTGTAATCAACCAGATTGTAGATGAGTTAGAAGTAACTGCTATGGGCGATACAGCACACAAGTTTGTGGCTGGTCTGCAATCAGGCACTTTTACTATTGACTTTATCAATGACTGGGCTTCAAGCCAGGTAATGCAAACTCTAAACGCTGCATTTGGACAAACTTTGTCAATCTCAGCAATTACAGTAAAAGGCACAGTCGTATCGGCTTCTAACCCTTCATATCAATTTTCAGTATTGGTAAACAATCTAACTCCACTAGGTACAGCAGGCGTGTCTGAAGTAGCTACATCTTCTGTAACCTTTACGATAAACTCCGCAGTAACAGTGTCACCATCGGTGGCATTCTAACTAAGGAGTAATAATGGCAAAGCTAAAGATAACAAGGGCTAATGGTGAAGTATCAGAACACAAGATCACGCCAGGTGTCGAGTACGCTTTCGAGTTAAAGTACGGGTCAGGTATTAGCAAAGTCCTACGTGAACACGAGCGCCAAACAGAGATATTCTGGCTGGCTTATGAATGTTTACGTAGGGCTGGCGCACAAATATCAATATGGGGATCAGAGTTTATAGATACTCTTGAAACTGTTGAGGTATTAGACGAAGAAAAAAAATAGTTGAGCGGTCATCTATTGTCTACACTATTGCGCAATTAGCAGTAGAGACTGGGATACCGCCTAGCGAGTTTATTGAGATGGATACAGATATGTATCGGGCTATCATCCAAGTTTTAACGGATCGAGCTAAGGAGATCAAAAATGCCAGTCGTGGTAAACGGCGTTAGAGAGTTTCTAAAGGCTATAGATCAGCTTGATGATGATATGTTTAAGAATGTTAAAGCATCCTTAAAAACACCTATGCTAAAAGTTGCCTACAAATCTAAAAACGAGTTTCCAAACAATGATAATGTATTAAGTGGATGGCTAAAACAGGCCGAGCCACAAGAAGGTCAGCGCAGGCCGTTTCCAGCATACGATCAAGCTACAGCTCAACGAGGCATTAAATATAAATTAGGGCCAAACAAAAAGAATAAAAGTGGCTACTCTGTTTATAATTATGTATCTAATGAATCGGCTGCGGGCGCAATCTATGAAACTGCTGGCCGTAAAACTACTGGCTCACAAGGTGCATCATTAAACCCAGACGCAGGCGTGCAGTTTATCCAGGCACTACCAAACGTAGTAGATGCAACAATGGCAGGCTCAGTAGGTCGCAGGGGTCGTAAGAATAAGGGCCGAGTAATTTACAAGGTGTGGAAAGAAGAGCAAGGCGAAGTGTACGCAAATCTAAAGAAGGCTTTAGATGATGCCATATTTGCATACTATAAAAAGATGCCACTAGAGCAGAAGTCGCAGGTATTAGGATTTTACAAAGAGCGATCAGCTCGTGGATTTAAGGGCGTGTAATTGTGCCAACCTTAGTAGTCTCCGCACTCAGCACCTTTGATAACAAAGGATTAAAAAAAGGCAAAAAAGAAGTATCGGCCTTTGAGAAACAAGTTAAGAGCTTCGGTAAAGTATTTGCTGGCGTATTTAGTGCTACCGCATTACTTAACTACAGCAAGAATGCAGTTAAAGCATTTATGGCCGATGAGAAGGCCGCCAAGTCTTTAGAGCAGCAATTAAAGAATACTGGTTTTGCATTTGCAGCACCATCTGTTGAATACTACATAGCCAATTTACAGAAGGTAACAGGCGTACTAGATGATGAATTGCGCCCAGCATTCCAACAATTATTAACTGCTAGCGGATCGATTACAAAGAGCCAAGATGCGCTAAACACAGCTTTAGATATTAGTGCTGCTACAGGTAAATCACTTACAGAAGTAAGTGCAGCTTTAAGCAGAGGCTTTGCAGGCAATACCACAGGACTGAGCAGATTAGGTGCAGGACTTAGCAAAGCAACATTAAAAACTGGCAATATGGAAAAAATCCTTGCCGAGTTAAATCAGAAGTTTAGTGGTCAAGCAGCAGCTAGATTAGATACCTATGCTGGCAAGATGGATCTATTAAAAGTAGCAGCGGCAAACGCTAGTGAGATTATTGGTAAAGGTTTATTAGACTCTTTACAAGTTTTATCTAAAGATGATTCTATAGAAAACGCTGGCAAGGCTATGGAAGATTTTGCAACAGATATTGCCAATGCAACTTATGGTATGGCTTTGCTTATTGCCAAAACTAAAGAGTTTTTGAACCTACCAGGGGAAGCCAAAAATCTAGGTGGTCCATTAAGTTTTATACCCATTATTGGCCCATTATTAGAAACTGTAGCAAAATACGGCGCAACAGAAATTGCTAAGCCTAAATCCAACTTTACCTATGATCTAGGCGCAAGTGCTACCAAAGATATTGAGCGAGCAAAACTTATATTAGAAGCCAACAAAGCACGTGCTAAAGAAAATAAGTTAATTAAAGAAAAAAACGCCTTAGAAGACCTAAAGAAAAAATATGATATAGAGCGCATAGGCTTAATGAAAGCGCTTAATGAAGCTACCGATGAAGAGACTAGGCAACGTATTGCAGAGAAGTTAGCGATCTTAGACGGCAACGCAGCTAAGGCTCAACAATATCTTGCCGATCTAGAACTTAACTCTAGTATTAACACATTAACTAATGCCACAAACAATGCTGCTGCAGCCCTTAATAGTCTGTCAAGAAGCCCAGCCCTAGTTGGCCCTACAGGAGAATTAACAGCTCGTGGCCGTAATCAATTAGCACCAATGGAAGGCGAATTGCCACCTGGTCAAATCTATGGGTTACCTTCTCAGACTGCTGCAACACAAACAATAATTAACGTGCCTGTAAACGCTGGCACAATAGTCAGTGAGCAAGAATTACAAGGACTTATTACTGACACAGTACGTGTCGCCTTAAAGTCTGGCAACAAACTTATACCCGCTGGTGGTCTTCTCTAGTGGCAGTTCCAACAATTAATGCAATAATTAACTTCTCTACTGGGCCTAGCACAGCTCAGGCTATGCAGTTAGATATTGGTATCTTAGGCACAAACGTATTGGCCGATTCTGTAGCTGTAATTGTTGATGTATCTAACCGAGTTAATTACGTACAAACATCTACAGGCCGTAGCGCTTTGGTAGATCAATTCCAGACAGGCCAACTTACTCTACGTATTGTAGATCAGAATGGCGATTTTAACCCGACCAACCCTGCTGGACCTTACTATGGCCTACTGACACCAATGAAGAAGGTGCAGATAACCGCTAACTACAATGGCACTACCTACCCAATCTTTTCTGGCTTCATTACATCTTATGTAAACACTCAACCAAAGGATGCAACAGAGGTTGCCTATACAACTATACAAGCTGTAGATGCGATGAGACTTGCACAGAATGCACAGATTTCTACAGTGGCAGGATCCAGCCCTGGCGATTTATCTGGCACTCGTATCAATGAGATATTGGATCAAATATCTTGGCCAGCTACAATGCGTCAAATAGATGCGGGTCAAACTACATTACAGGCAGACCCAGGCACAGCACGTACATCACTAGGTGCTATGCAGACTGTGGCTGATTCAGAGTATGGCGCTATCTATGTAGATTTTGATGGCTCATTTGTATTTAAGGATCGCCTAACAGCTACTGAATCAATAGCTGCAACACCTACACTCTTTGCCGATGATGGCACAGGTATTCCTTATGCCAATGCTATGTGGAAACTAGATGATACTTTGATCTTTAATTCAGCCCAGATTAGCCGCTCAGGTGGCTCAGTACAGACAGCCATTAACCAGCCTTCTATTGACAAATACTTCATTCACTCATATAACCTGCAAGACCTGCTAATGCAGACCGATGCCGTGGCCCTAGATTATGCCCGTGCTTATGTAGCATCTAGAGCTGAGACCACTATCCGCTGCGATGCTATTGAGTTAGATCTATATACCACCAATTACGATGCAGGCATTATTGCTGCCTTAGACCTAGATTTCTTTGACCCAATCACAGTTATTACAACCCAGCCAGGGGGGTCTCAATTAGAGAAAACCCTGCAGATTTTTGGCGTAGCAAACACAATTACACCTAATTCCTTTAGGACAGTGTTTACAACGCTAGAACCTGTCATAGATGGGTTTATACTAGGCAACGTAGATTACGGGGTCTTAGGACAGAACGTTTTATCTTACTAAGGAGAAATTATGCCAACCTGGCCAGGCACGACTGGTGATGTAGTTACCAGCACAATGTGGAATGGACTACCAGCATTCACAGTACAAACTGCTAAGACAGCAGATTACACAGCAGCTAGCGGTGATGAGTACCAACAACTTATCCCAATGAATAAAGCAACTGCTATTGCATTTAAGTTACCAACGGATGCAACATATAATTTTCCAGTAGGCACAGTTATTACAGTATTAAATATCGGTGCTGGCGCAGTAACAATTAGCGCAGTCACACCTGGTACAACTACAGTATTAAGCGCTGGATCTGTTGCAGCATCTCCAACTGTTGCACAATATAAATCTGCAGCATGTATTAAAACTGCTGCTAATGCTTGGTATGTTTTGGGGTCGATCGCATAATGATTGGTAATATGATTGCAGGTTTAATAGAAAAGACAGCACCAATAGATCCGTTATCTGGTGGAACTCTTTTTACTGATGGAACTTACAATTACAGATTATTTACGGCTTCTGGAACCTTGTCAGTTATTGCTACTACTTCGACCGATATTCTTATTGTTGCTGGTGGTGGTGGTGGTTCTAATGGGTGGTCGGGCGGTGCGGGTGGTGCAGGTGGATTGCGTGCTTTTACTTCCCAAACTTTATCTTCAAATAAAACAGTAACCATTGGCGGTGGCGGTGCAGGTGCAGGGCGATATGCTAATCCTGGAAATGGAGTTGCTGGTTCAAATACTACCTTTGATTCTTTATCAGTAACAGGCGGTGGGCGTGGTGGTGGAAGTAATGGAAGTTCATCAACAGGCGGTTCAGGCGGTGGTGGAACTGGTGATGGCACCAATGCAGGTTCCGCTGGTAACGCTGGAAGTTATTCCCCTGTTGAGGGTTTTGCAGGTGGTAATGGTGTAGGTGATATTGGCGGTGGTACAGGTGGCGGTGGCGGTGGCGGTGGCGCATCTGCAATTGGTTCAAACGCTGTTAATAGTGGTGGTACAACAACAGCAGGTAATGGCGGTGCTGGCTCAAATACCTATAATTCAATAAATTTTAGTTCTTGGCTTTCCGCAACCAGTTCAGGTTCAGGCAGTAAATTGGCAGGCGGTGGCGGTGGCGGAGTTCGGCCAAGTTCGGGAACCATTGGTTCAGGCGGAGTTGGTGGCGGTGGAAATGGTGGTAAAAATACGACACAAGGCCCAACAAGCGGAGTAGATAATACAGGTTCAGGCGGCGGTGGCGCAGGAATTGCTGATTATTTTGCAGGTGGTAATGGTGGTTCAGGAATTGTAATTGTGAGGTATGCGTTATGAGCCATTGGGCAGAAATAGATGCTAGCAATAATGTCGTAAGAGTATTAGTTGGCGATAACAATGATCCAGCAGGTGATGAAGGTTATCAATGGCTAGTAGATAATCTTGGAGGAACTTGGATTAAAACAAGTTACAACTCTAAAATTAGAGGCACTTACGCTGGCATTGGATTTAGTTACAATCCTGATGAAGATATTTTTATTGTGCCGCAACCATATCCATCTTGGAATCGGTCAGGTTCTTTTTGGAATCCGCCTATACCAAAACCCGAAGGGGATAATTGGTCTTGGAATGAGCAAACATTAAGTTGGATTAAAATTGAAGCCTAAATTATGCGCAGCTGGTGTGCAGTTAAGAGAACAAGTTGATACGTGGTTTCCAGATAGGTGTACTAAAAGTCCAGAAGGATGGCTGGGCGATAGTCGCCACTCCTCCCGAAAATCGGATCATAATCCAGACCAATTCGGGTGGGTACGAGGTCTTGATCTTAATTCTAGGTTGGAGTCATCCGACAGCCTCGCACCTTATCTGGCTGACCAGATCAGAGTCGCAGCCAAACAAGATCCACGCATATCATACGTCATCTATAACGGGCGAATATGCTCAAAGATATTAAATTGGCGCTGGCGTAAATATTCTGGCATCAATCCTCATAAAAAACATTTACATATTAGCTTTACAACACTAGGCGATCTAAATGGCACGCCATTCGATATACCACTAATAGGGGGCAAGATATGAAAATAAGCAATAAGCAGAAGGCTGTATTAAAATCATACGCACGTGGCGTATTGGTTTCATTCTTAACATTCTTAGCAAGTAATGAATTAGGGCTTGATCCTGTTGTAGCTGTAGTTATATCAGCGCTCGCAGGTCCAGCAGTTAGGGCTTTAGACAAATCCGACAATGCCTATGGCATCGGTGCCGATGTCAAATGACACCTACAGAATGGGCTGGCTTTGGCGCTGGCGTTATCGCCGTGCTATCAGGCGGGCTAGTCGGATTACGTTTTTTAGTTAAAGGCTGGCTTAATGAGTTACGCCCTAATGGTGGCTCTAGTATGAAGGATCAATTAACACGGCTAGAACAGCGTGTCGATGATCTCTTTGTCTTAATCAGTAAACGATAATTTTAACTATGGCAACTACACGTAAGCGTAGAAAAATTAACAGGCGCAAGGTGCGTAAATCACCTGACCCTTTATCTAAGTTAGAAGTGTTTTATATTGCCAAGCACGAGATGTTCAAAGCTGCACGCAAAGCAGGGTTTAGTGAATCTGTTGCGTTGTATCTAATGGATAGCCCAGAGTCAATGCCTGACTGGATTGTAGGCGACAAGGGAATTATCCCAACTATCCCTACTCCTGATGAGGAAGACGATTAAGCGCTACCTGGTAATCAGCGATCTGCAGGTACCATTCCATCACGAGGTAGCTGTAAAGAATGTTATCAAGTTAGCAAGGCGGGAGAAGTTTGACTCAGTATTGGTGGTTGGCGATGAAATTGACTTTAACACAATTAGCAAATGGGCTGAAGGCACACCTTTGGCTTATCGGCAAACCATTCACGATGATCGGGAGCTTACTAAGTCGATATTGTGGGATCTCAGTGAGTACAGCCGAGAGTGCCATATTATCCGCAGTAATCATACTGATCGCTTATATAACACTTTGCTTAAAGTACCTGGGTTAATCAGCCTACCTGAATTGCAGTACCCAGCCTTTATGGGATTTAAGGATATGGGTATGGAGTATCACAAAACCGCTTATGAGTTTCACCCAGGCTGGATGTTGGCTCACGGCGATGAGGGCAATATGAGCCAGCACGCAGGCATCACAGCTCTTAACCTGGCTAAAAAATGGGGTAAATCAGTATTGTGTGGCCACACCCACAGACTAGGTATGAGTGCCTATGCAGAGGGCGTAGGAAGCCATTACAGGGCCTTATATGGGGTTGAGGTAGGTAATCTTATGGATAGGAAAAAAGCCTCTTATTTACGCTATGGAAGCGCTAATTGGCAGATGGGTATTGCTATACTAGAAGCCGTAGGAAAGACCCTGACACCAACCCTGGTGCCAATAAACAAGGATGGCTCATTCACAGCGCTTGGAAAACTCTACGCATAACGTTATCAAATCGTTATCAAAATAATCTATTAAATAATCCACAAAGTCATACACAGGTGCAACACTATGCCTGTACCGCAAAGTATGCGGACAGTTAGGGCTACAAATGTATAACGAAATAAAGTGCGAATGGTGTAAAGGAGTATCACGTGGTGATGTTTGTCCACGATCTCTAGATTGTCCAAGCTGCTCAGCTAAGCCTGGTGCATCTTGTGTTAGACCTTCTGGTCATAGAGCAGATGAAATACATAAAGACAGAATCAAAGCAGCGTACGCAATAGATGATGCAAACAATTTTGACTGGAAAACTGCTTATGCTGACAAAGTGTTGGTGTCAGTATGAACCTCTACGCTGAATTAAAAGATTTTGGATATGTAATGATGTGGGGAATAGTGGCTATCACAGCTATTGCCTGGGTTATTTATGAAATCAGAGACACCGCATTCCAGAATGGTTATTGGAAAGGCCGTGCGCAAGGCTGGGAATCTCATCGCAGACTAATGAACACCAAGTTAAAGTCAGATGAGGTATTTGACTATGACAAAAACTGAGAA